TCATTTCGAGAGCTCCTCGATGCGCGGCCAATAGCTGGCGAGAATCGTCCGGACAGCAGCAGCTTCCCAGCGACGCAGCGTGTCGTCGGAGGCGCCGTATTGGCGTTTTGCTATGCGCCAGAAGGAATTACCGAGGGCGCGCTGCGCGATGATCTTGGCGCCTCGTTCGCCGAACTCGCCCTGTCTTTTCAGCCAGGCGAGCCAGTCGAGCACTTCCATGTAACGCCCGAGATCGGCGCGGCTTGGGTTGAACTTCGGCGGCGGCGTGACGCTTCTCAACGCCTCGGCGTCGTAAGTCGGGTCGTACGTCGGCGCGGAGGGTGGCAGTGCGCAGCGCGGCGAGGCGAGATATCGGCGCTCGGCGTCGGGGACCGCGCGCAGGGTGAGGACGGAGCGCCGCAGGAGAACGGTCGCCTGCCCCAATAGCTCACGCGCCCGTTCCGGAGGGACGGGCGGGACCGCGACCTGGTTGTCGGCCGACGCACGAAGGGCGCCGGCGGCCATGAGAGCCAAGATGCCGAAGCCCCCTTCGAAACGAAAAGTTAAGGAGGACCGGCCGGTTAACACGATGCTGCGGGCGGGTATGTATCATGCTGCCCGTGCCAAAACCATGAAGGCCTCCATGGGAGCTGCTGTTTGGTGAACACGCTGCCGCCCCAGCGCGCCGAAGAGCTGCTGGCGCACATCGCCGATGAGCCATCGCGATCGATCCGGCAGCTCGCTGCCGCGACCGGCGTCACCAGGCGCACGGCCGCGCGCTATCGCCGGATCTGGCGGCAAACCCAGGCGAGAATGCCCACCGGCGAGACCGCGCCCGTCGTCGTGGCGGCCGCGGACGCCTTTACAGCGCGTGAACTCGCCGGCGAAGCGGCCCGGCGCGGCTTCAGTCGCGGCGAGCTCGTCTCAGAGATCCTGCACACCATCGTTCACGAAGGGCTGCTGGACATCATCCTCGGCAGCGACGACCGCGTTCGGGCGATCGCGGCCGCCATCGGGACGCACTGAGGCGACGACGGCTGAATTTCCCCGATTAAAAATACCCGGAAATGCAACGTGGCACCCTTTGGGTGCAACGTTTCGGCCGAATTGTGCCCTTTGGCGCCTTTTGCGCTCTTTGACGGCGTGCGGGCGATGCGGCAGAAATCGCCCATTCGCTCGGTATGGTCGCCGATTCTGAATCGGGCCATCCTCCCAAGGCGAAAAGTGCGTGTGAGCCGGCACCCGGAAGGGCGCGCGGCTCTTTTCGTATGCGCTCGAGAGCCCCTCGTCTTGCGTGATCATCTCCAGGCGTCGCGGACGTAACACCCGCGTGGCTCGATGGCGCATTATCACCGCGACCGCGTCCGGTCACGGTGCTGCACAGGCGAGGCCGGTGTCGAGTTATCTCCGCCGGCCTCGACCTGCGCCATCTTCGACAGACCATGTCGAGAAATCGCCCCGACGAGAAGGTCAAGAAAATCGACATGGCTGCCTATCGCACCTCGCTGCGCGACGCCGGCGGCCGCACCGTTCCCGTTGTTCACGGCAGACTGAAGGGCAAGGGCAGCGCCGCGGATGCGCAACCGGTGCCTACCACGGCGGTCAACTTTCGCGACGAGCTCGACCGGCTGACCAGCCGCGTTCGTCGCCTGATGCCCTTCAACAACGACACCGAGCGATTCTTCATCGAGCGTTCCGAGATCGCGAATGCCCTCGCGAAGCTGGCGAAGCAGATCGGCTGAGCAGCTCACCCTTTTTCCGGATCGATTGCCGTTTGCGTCGGCGCTGCCTTTTGAGCGGCCGCCGGTGCCGGCGTTCGTCCTGCAGCCGCCGGCGAGCTACGCCGAATACCTGAAATCGGAGCGATGGGCCGAGCTGTCGGCCGAGCGAAGGCGCGGGGCCGGGAAGGCTGGGTCCCTGATCAAACCGAATTGCTGCTTTCTGGTCCGGTGCCCGATGGTCGCCGAGGCATCGGCGAGGACTCGTGGCCATACGCTCGGCCGCTACTGAAAATCTCGGAAGACCGTCAGTCGTTCGAGATCGTCAGCTGGGAGGTCGATACCTAATGCCCGTGCCCCGCAACATCTTTGCCTTCACCGAACCGGGCGCCGACTTTCCGGCGTACGTTTCGCTCAACGACGTCGACGGCCAGATCCTGCTCACGGTCCGAAGCCATGGCGACGGCGGCCGCAAACTCGGCTGCATCGATCTGACGGTCGAACAGCTGGAGGAACTGGCGACCGCGATCGACAACTACCTGCGCGCCGACGCTTGAAGCTCGTCGCTCGCAAGGTTGCGCCGCTCGATCTTCGGCGCGTCCAGCCACCGGTCAAGGAAGCCGACCCGTTCTACCTTTCGGACGAGTGGCGAGCATTCGTGGATTACATCTTCGACCAGCGTGGTCGTCGTTGCGAGGATCCGCGGCACGACGATGCACTGCCACACTTCGGGCCAGCTGTCCGGGTCATCCCCGACCACATCGTCGAGCTGAAGGATGGGGGCGCCAAGCTCGCTCCTAACAACATCATGCTGCGGTGCTGGTCGTGCCATCAGCGCAAGACCAACCGCGAGCGAGCACGGCGAGCGGCTAGGGCGTAGGGGGTTTGAAAAGCTAGAGGCAGGCGCCTCAGAAACCCAGCTGCGGGTCACGCGGAGATTTTTTGGACCGGCGCGAGATTTTTTCGTCGCCTAAGAAAACCTAAGGTTTGGCGCGGAAAAACGCCGCACAATGGCGGATTTCTGCGGTTTTCATGCCCCTGACCAAGTTGCAAGAGCGATTTCTCGCCGAATACCTGGTTGATCTGAACGGGACAAAGGCCGCAATCCGCGCCGGCTATTCCGAAGCCAGCGCGGCGTCGACGGCGTCCGATCTCCTGAAGAAGCCGGAGATCCGCGCCGTCGTTCAGACCGTCTCGGCCACGGCCCTCGAGCGCGCCGGCGTCACCCTCGACCGCGTCGTCACCGAGCTGGCCAGGATCGGCTTCGCCAATATCCGCGACGTCGTTCAGTGGAAGGGCGACGTCCTCAGCCAGATCATCGACGAGGACGACCCCGACATCGTCCACCTCACGCACATCAACGACGTCGTGCTGGTGAACAGCGAGGATCTGCCGCCATCGGTAACCGCGGCCATCGCCGAGGTGTCGAGAGCATCGCTCGGCGCCATCAAGGTAAAAATGCACCCGAAGCGCCAGGCGCTCGGGGACCTACTTCGCTTTCTGAAGGCCGCGCAGCCACCTCAAAGGCCGGCGAAGCCTACGGGTGATGCCGACAAGCCGGGTACGCCGGCAGCAGCTCCCCCGTCCGTCTGGGACGAGCCGCCGCCCGCCGGCACAAAGCCGAACTAGCGAGAGCTCTTTCCCTTGATGCACCTGCCGCCCAAGGCGTTCGCGCGCCTGGACTGGCGCGAGCGCATCATGGACGGCCGCTCGCTGATGCCGGACCTGCCCTGGCTCGACCAGGAGCGGGCGCAGCGGGCGATCCGCTTCTACAACGCGCTGCACATTCCGGACGTCCCCGGGCAGCCGCTGATCAGGGACAGCGGCGGCGAGTGGTTTCGCGAAATCGTCGGCGCCCTGCACGGGTCGCTCGACGTCGACGGCGACCGGAAGATCAAGAACGTCTTCCTGCTCGTTCCCAAAAAGAACGGCAAGACGACCAACGCCGCGGCGCTGATGCTGGTTTCGCTGATGCTCAATCAGCGGCCGCGCGCCACGTTCCTTTTGGTTGGCGCCACCCAGAAAATTTCGACGCAGGCCTTCGAGCAGATCGAAGGCATGATCCTCGCCGATCCGGTGCTGCGCGATCGCCTGAAGGTGACGCCGCACCTGAAGACGATCACGCACCTGCAGACGCAGGCCAAGCTGCAGGTTGTCTCGTTCGATCCCAAGATCGTCACCGGCACCAAGCCGGCCGGCTTCCTGGTCGACGAGCTCCATCTCTTGGGCGATATCGCCAACGCCGACCGGGTCATCGGTCAGCTGCGCGGCGGCCTGCTCTCGCAGCCGGAAGGCTTCGGCATCTTCATCACGACGCAGTCGGAGCGAAAGCCCGCCGGCGTCTTCAAGAACGAGCTCGAGCGGGCCCGCAAGATCCGCGACGGCGAGGCCGATGGGCCGAGCCTGTCGATCCTCTACGAGTTCCCCGAGGAGATCGCCAACGTCCCCGCCGAGGAGACGGATGCGAAATGGCGCAACCCGGCGCTCTGGCACGTCGTCAGTCCGAGCCTTAACCGCTCGGTCCCACTGAAGGACCTCGAGGAGAAGTACCGTGAGGCCGCCGAGAATGGCCTCGCCGAGCTCATCCGCTGGTCCTCGCAGCATCTCAACATCGAGGTCGGCCGCGGCATCCACGATCGCGGCTGGGCCGGAGCGGCGCTCTGGCCGCGCGGCGTCGACGCCGCGGTCACGCTCGAGGCGATCCTGACACGGTGCGAGGTCTGCACCATCGGCATCGATGGCGGCGGCCTGGACGATCTGCTTGGCCTCTATGTGCTTGGCCGCGAGAAGGTGACTGCCCTCTGGCTGGGATGGGGCAAGGCGTTCATTTCGCCCGAGGGATGGGACCGCCGCAAGGCGAACTGGACCCATTACGAGGAATTCCTGAAGCGCGGCGAGCTCGTGAAAGTCGCGAAGCTCCGCGATGATGTTGACGCGGTCGTCGACATCGTCCGCCGCGTGAAAGACGCCGGTCTGCTGGCGAAGGTGGGCGTCGACCCAGCCGGTCTCGGCATCATCGTCGATGCGCTCGCCGCCATCGGCGTGACGGAAGACTCCGAGCTCCTCGGCGGCGTGCGCCAGGGCATCGCCCTGATGGGTGCCATCAAGACGATCGAGCGCAAGCTCGCGGACGGCACCTTTGTCCACGCCGATCAAGAAATCATGGCCTGGTGCGCCGGCAACGCTGTCGTCGAGCCCACCCCCACCGGCATGCGCATCGCGCGCGACGCCTCGGGCTTCGGGAAGGTTGACCCGCTGATGGCAGGCTTCAACGCAAGCGCGCTGATGGGGATGAACCCCGAACCCCCGGGTTCGATCTATTCCGCCGACCGCGGCCTTCGTTTCTTTTGAGAGTGCCCCGATGACCGATCCGCAGCCCGACGCGCCGAAGAATACGTTCGCGCTGGTCATCGACAAACGCGACGTGATCGGTGGCGCCGGCTTCCTCCTGGCACTCGTCGGGGCGGCGCTCATCCACCCTGGCCTGGCCACGCTCGTGCTTGGCGGGGCGCTTATCGCCGTTGCGTGGCGGCTCTCAAGGTAGCCCGCCGCCATGGGCCTGATGACGGCGCTCGCCGGCCGCGGCGCCGAGAGGAACATTCGCGAAGTCGATCGCGAGGACATTTTCTACCAGGAATCGCTCTGGTCGACGACGTCGCTTACCGGCATTCGGGTCAACCCGCAGACCGCGCTCGCCTGCACGGCGGTCATGGCCTGCGTGACGATGATTTCCGAGGACGTCGCCAAGTGCACCCCTCAGATCTACGCCCGGCGTGACGATGGCGGCCGCGCACCGGCCAAAGATCACTTCCTCTACGAGCTGTTCGCCTCGCCGAACGACTGGCAGGACGGCTTCGAGTTCTTCGAGCTGGGCACCGCCGGCCTCGTCTTCCGCGGGAACGCCTATGTCGTGCTGCTTCGCGACACGCGCGGCCGCGTCATCGAATTTGTGCCCGTCAACCCCGACTGGGTGGCGCTCTGGGAAGCGCCGACGGGAGAGCTCTTTTACCGTGTGACCCCTCAGGGGCTGCACATGCTGGCAAAGCTCCGCGGCCAGCCGTCGCTGATCCCGGCCCGCGACGTCCTGCACGTCAAGGGCTTCTCGCTCGGTGGCCTGCTCGGCGCCTCGCGCATCGCGCTCGCCAACGATGCGGTCGGCCTGGCCATCGGCCAGCAGCAGCAGGCCGCGCGCTGGATGGCGAATGGCACCCGCTCCAGCGGCGTGCTGCAAACCGACAAGACGCTCAACGACGGCGCCGCCAAGCGCATGCGCGCGGAGTGGCAGTCCTCGTTCAGCGGGCTCCAGAACACGGGCAACGTTCCCGTCCTCGAGCAAGGGCTCAAATACCAGGCGCTCGGCATGAGCGCCTCCGATCTCGAGTTCATTGCGTCGCGCACCTTCCAGGTGGCGGAGATCGCGCGCATCTTCCGCATCCCGCCGCACATGATCGGCGACCTTTCGCGCTCGACGTTCTCGAACATCGAGACGCAGGGCCTCGACTACATCAACTACACGATCGCGGGGTTCACCAACCGGTGGGCCCGCAAGATGGAATGGCACTTCGGGCTGCGGAAGCTCGGGATGTTCATCGACTTCGACACTTCGCAGCTGACCCGCGCCGACGTCACCGCCCGCTATAACGCCTACCGCGTCGCCATCCTCTCCGGGATCATGACGCAGAACGAGGCGCGCATCGACGACGGCAAGAATCCGATCGCCGGCGGCGATCGCCTGTTGTCCCCGTCAAACATGGCCGGCGCCGGCGGCAGTGCCGCGTCCGGCCAGAAGGCCGACGGCGGCGGCCGCCCCGAAGACGGCACGGTGAACTGAACATGCCCGGCATCCTCAAGCCTGCAGACTTCGCCGCCCGTTTTGCGGCCGGCGAGGATCCGGCCAGCATCTTTGCGCCGGGCGACGACGGCCGGCGGACCCGGCTCGTCGCACCTTATGGTGAAGCGACGGCGGATGAGGCGACCGACAGCCGCGCGATCAGCTTTGCCATCTCCACCGCTGGCGTGGCACGGGATGGCATGACCATCGCGCCGGCCGGCTGGAAGACGGCAAATTTCCTCAAAAACCCGGTGGTGCTCTGGGCTCACGATGACGCCACGCCGGCGATCGGCCGCGCCATCGACACCCGGGTCGCCGGCGGCGTCCTGCGCTCGACCGGGATATTCGCGACCCGCGAGATTCATCCGCTGGCCGATACGATCTACCAGCTGCTGAAGCAGCGGTTCCTGAACGCAGTGTCGGTCGGCTTTCAGGTCCTGAAGGCGCAGCGCGCCACCGAACCCGAGCGCGCCGGCGATATCGACATTGTCGAGCAGGAGCTCTGGGAGTGGTCGGTCGTCAACGTGCCTGCCGATCCCGAGGCGCTGGTTTCCGCCCGCTCGGTCGGCATCGATACGGGACCGCTTTTCGAATGGACAGAACGGCTGCTCGACAGCGGCGGCATGCTCATCGTGCCGCGCGGCGAGCTCGAGACCCTGAGAAGGATGGCCAGAATGCCGACAGCCCCCGTCGTGACGACACAGAAGACGCCGCCGGCGCCGAGCCCGGTCAAGCGCTCGCTCTGGCACGTCTCTGACCTCGCCAGTCTTCTCTATTCGCTGGGCTGGCTGCAGGACAATGTCGCGGTCGAAGCCGAGATCGAAGGCGACGATAGCCCCGTGCCGGCCCAGCTGCTCGCCGCGTTGAAGGCACTCGGCCAGGTGCTGATGGATATGACCGCCGAAGAAGTCGCGGAGTTCCTCGATCGCGACGACGATGAGGAGATCACGGTCGTCGTCGGCGACGCGGTCACTTACGCGGCCGACAAGCCGGCGCTGCGTGCCATGTCCATCCTCTCGGCGATCGCCGGCCAGGCACGGAGCGCCACCGGCGTGCGCTATCTGGTCGAGCCTAAGGAACCGATTTCAGATCATGCGGCGCGGCGAATGAGGGCAGAGGTCGACGCCTGGAAGCGAACGCCCGGCGCGACACTGGTTTTGGATGGGGGCGTGAAGCTTCGTATCTACGACGCTCCTGCGTCCGCTGCCGCCGCTGAAGTGGCGGCCGGCGGCGATAAGCCGGCCGAAACCGTTGCCCCCGACGAGGCCACCCTTCGCCGCGGCCGCAAGGCCCGCGCTGCGCGCCTGGGGGCTGCCGCAAGCCTCCTCAAGCACTCCTGACGCGCCCCGCGCGCGTCGACAACGCCTTTCTCGAAAACCCGAGGCGCCGCTCCGGCGGCTGCCTCGCGCAAGCCCGACACGCCCTTGGGCAAGGTGCACCGGCCCGTCGTGACGACGCGCCACTCCCATCTGATGGAGCCCTCTACCATGAAGGATAAGCTCAACGAGCTTCGCCAGACCCGCGGGGCGGCGATCGACAAGGTCAGCAAGCTCACCGCGGAACTCAGCGATCTCGTCAACGACGATAAGGCGTTCACCGCCAAGGAGACCGAAATTGCCGCGGCCAGCGGCGAGGTCGATCGCCTGGCGCGCGCCATCACCGCGGCCGAAGCGGCCGAGCGCTCCGCCGCCGCGCTTGCGCGCCCGGTTCCCGGCCAGGACGGCGTTGCCGCTGCCGACATCGATGCCGATGGCCGCACGCTTTCCAGCCTGGTCGCGGAAGCCCGTTCCGTGCGCCGTCGCGAGATGCGCTCGATCAACTTCGACGACTGCATCGGCATCGCACGGAAGGGCCTCAATCTCTCGATCGACCGCAGCAAGCAGTTCAAGAATCTCGGCGAGCAGCTGCAGGCGATCCATACCCACTACGCCTCCCGTGGCACCAGCAGCGACGCTCGCCTGATCCGTGCGCCGACCGGCGCCGGCGAGGTCGATCCGACCGGCGGCGGTTTCCTCGTGCAGACCGACTTCCAGGCCGCGATCTTCATGCTCGCCCACGACATGGGCGAGATTCTCGACCGGGTAAACAAGATCCCGATCAGCGCTACCTCCAACGGCCTGAAAATCCCGGGCGTCGACGAATCGAGCCGCGCCACCGGTTCCCGCTGGGGCGGCGTGCAGTCCAACTGGGCCGCGGAAGGCGTTTCCGGAATCGAGAGCCGGCCGAAGTTCCGCCTGGTCGAGTTCGACCTGAAGAAGCTCATCTCCAAGATGACCATCACGGACGAGCTCCTGCAGGACTCGACCGCGCTGACCGCGATCGCCTCGATGGCGTTCTCGGAAGAAGTGATGTTCATGACGGAGGACGCGATCGTCGAGGGCACCGGCGCCGGCCAGCCGCTCGGATATATCAACTCGCCGGCGCTCGTCACCGTCGCCAAGGAAACCGGCCAGGCAGCGGCAACGATCGTCAAGGAGAATATCGACAAGATCTGGTCGCGCACCTGGGCCCGTTCGCGCAAGAACGTGGTCTGGCTGATCAACCAGGACATCGAACCGCAGCTCAACGCGCTGAACGGCGCCGTCGGCACCGGCGGCCAGCTGGTCTATCTCCCGCCTGGCGGCATCTCAGCGGCTCCGTACGCCACGCTCTATGGCAAGCCGGTGGTGGCAACCGAATACAGCGCCGCGCTGGGCGCCGTCGGTGACATCGCTCTGGTCGATCTCAGCCAGTACACGATCGTCGACAAGGGCGGCGTCCAGTTCGCCACCTCGATGCATGTTGCCTTCGATACCGACGAAATGCGGTTCCGCGTCACCTACCGCGTCGACGGCAAGCCGATGTGGCATCAGCCGATCACCCCCTTCAAGGGCACCCTCACCAAGTCGCCCTTCGTTACGCTGGCCGCCCGCTAAGCGCGGTCCGCGGGGACGAGCAGGGCCGCCGCCATTTCGTGTGGTGACGGCCTCAGCACTTCCCCGTTTTTCGGCGGCACCAGCCGCCTTATTGCCTCTCATCCCTCGGGCTGCTGGTGTAGCCCACTACCAGAAGGAAGCCGCTCACCATGGCTCGCCAGTTCTCCCTCACGGCTCAGCTGCCGCCGATCTCGCTCCTCCCGGCCGCGACCGATGCCGCCGGCCGCACCGGTTCCTACCGCAGTCTCAAGAACGCCGAGAAGGCATTCATCGTGGCGCGCGTGAACCAGGGCAACGCGGCGCAGGTGACCTTCACGCCCCTGCAGGCCCAGGACGTCTCCGGCACCGCCGCCAAGGCAATCGCCGCCGTGCCGATCTGGCTGGATGCCGATACCTCGCTGAGCGACGCGCTCGTCGCCCAGGCGGCCGCTGCCAACATCCAGCTGTCGGCCACGACCAAGGACAAGCTCGTCGTCTTCGAGATCACGCCCGATCAGGCGCTTGACGTCGCCAACGGCTTCGACTGCATCGCCCTCCAGACCAGCGCGTCGAACGCCGGCAATATCACTGAGGCGATCCTCCTCATCCTCGGCAGCTACCAGCAGGCGACGCCGCCGAGCTCGTACAACAACTAGGCCCGCGATAACTCCCCGCGGAACCTTGAGGCGTCGCTCGCGAGCGACGCCTCCCTTTATTTCTTGCTGCCCTCCGACCCGTCGTTTTCGACGTCCGCCAATGCGCGGACGGCAAGGAGATTTGTGATCCATGTCGACCCGTTCCAAGTTCAACGCCGGCGTCCTCGATTTCTACGACAGCGTTTCTCACGAGCGCGTGCTGTCGATGGCGCCGCTGCAATATCGCGACGACTTTCTCGGCATCGGTTCGCTGGCGATCCCCGCCGCGGGCTCGGCCGAAAACGGCGTCGACTGGGTCAAGAAGATCGTCGGCTCGGGCCCTCCGACCGTCGCCGGCGTTGCCAGTGCGGTCGGTGGCCAGGTCGCCTGCACGCTGACCTCGACCAGCGAAAAGCAGGACGCCGCGCTCTACTGGGGCGACCAGAAGGGTCTCGACGTCACCAAGGGACTTCTGTTCGAGGCGCGCGTCCAGCTGTCGGTGACTCCTTCGGCAACCGGAGTGCAGGCCGTCTTCGGCCTCGCGTCAAGCTGGATCGATGGCCCCGACAACAACACCTGCTACCTGCAGATGGGCGCAACCGCCAACGGCGAGCTCCTTATCCGCAGCTACGACGGCGTTACGCAGAAGTCGATCGATTCGGGTCTTGCTCTGGCGATCACCGACTGGGCGATCGTCCGCATCGACGCCCGCGACCCGACGGACGTGAAATTCTTCGTCAACGGCAACCAGGTCTCCGCGACCGGCGCGGTGAATTTTGCCGCCACCGGAACGCTCGCGGTGCTGCAGCCATATTTCGCCATGTACAAGCCGTCGGGGACGGGTGTCGGCACCCTCACCGTCGACTACGTCAAGGCCTGGATGAACCGGCAATAGTCGTGCGCGCGCCCTCCGACCGGATGGTGCGCCGGGCCGACTTCCTCATCCGTTCAACGAAGCGCGAGAACAGCCATGCTGGCGATCGGGATCGAGACGATCAATGCCTTGATCGCAAGCGGCACGTCGCTGTCGGCGGCGATCCCGCTCGGGGCAAAGACCTTGCACGGCATTGCGATGCCGGCGGGCTGGGATGCGGCGGGACTGTCGTTTCAGGTCAGCGCTGACGGCGGCAACACCTGGTGGGAAATGCAATCCATTTCCGCCGCGGTCGCCGTCACGGCCGCTGCTGGTGAGTACATCGCGCTCGATCCGGCGATCTGGCGCGGCGTGAACATGATCAAGGTGCGCTCCGGCCCGGCTGCGTCGGCCGTCAACCAGACCGCCGATCGCACTCTTGGCCTGATCGTCAAGCCGATCGCCTGAAGCCGATGGTGGCCGCGAACGACCTCACGACGCTGGCGAACGTCAAGCCGTTCTGCTCCAACGCCGCCAACGCCGATGCCGTCTTGGGCCGGCTCATCACCCAGGCCAGTCGCTTTATCTACGGTTACCTCAATCTGCCCACGCTTCTCCCGACCCCGGTCACGGAGGTGCTTGACGGCGGCGGCAGCGACCGCTGGGCGAATATCGATGAGGAAGCCGGCCGACGCATCGGATTCATCCGGCGCCCGATCCTTTCCCTGACATCGCTCACCATCGACGGCGTCGCAATCGATCAGGCGGCGGACCCTGCTCCAGGAACGTTCCCGGAGGGCTGGGTGCTCGACGCCTGGGACGGGACGGTGCCCGGCAACGCCCAGTTTCTCACCCTGCGCGGTTGCCAGCGATTCACGCGCGGCCGTCGCAATGTCGTCGTGAGCTACATTGCCGGCTACCAGATCTCGGGCGAGGCCGCGACTGTGCCGAACGCCTCCCCCTACCAGGTCGCGCCGGTGCAGCCGGCCGGCCGCATCGCCAGCGACGTCGGCGTCGTCTACGCCTCAGGCGGCACACCTCTCGTCCCGATCGCGACCGGCACGCCGGCGCAGGGCCAGTATCTGCTCGATCTCACGGCCGGCGCCTACACATTCGCGGGCGCCGACGCCGGAGCGGGGGTGCTGCTGACCTATGGCTTTATTCCCGCCGACCTCGAGCAGGTCTGCATCGAGATCGTGGCAGAGCGCTATTCCTACAAGGACCGCATCGGCGTCATGTCGAAGAGCCTCGCCACGCAGGAGACGGTCTCCTACAGCCCGCGCACCATGAGCGCCTACGTGCAGTCGATCCTCGACAACTACCGCGATCCTGTTTTCGCCTGACGCTGCCCGTCTGATGCTGCCCATCCGATGCTGAAGGTCACGCTGGATCTCCGCGAAGGCCTCGAGCGGCTGAGGCGCATTCCGGACGCCGTGCGCGCGGCGCTCGCCGAACGGCTGGAAGCGATCGCAGAACAGTTCGTCGCGGCGGCGGCGGCCGCAGCTCCGAAAAAAACGGGAGCGCTGGCCGCCGATATCCGCGACAAGATCAGATCATCGGCGCGGCAGGTCATTGCCACGGTCGACATCGGCCCGGGCAAGCCGCGCGCCTACGCTTCCGCTCAGGAGCGGGGAGCCAAGACCTCGGCGCACGAGATCCTGGCCACCAAGGCGAAGGCGCTCGCATTCCTCGCCGGCGGCTCGATCCACTTCGCCGGCCGCGTTCAGAACCCTGGCGCGATCATTCCGCGCCATCCCTTCATGCAACCGACGCTGACGGCAATGACTTCCGAAATCCAAGGCGAGGTCAGCGATGCCGCTAAAGAGGCGGCGGCCGACGCATGAGCGACAGCACCCGGGAAGCCGCACTGAACGCGCTCGCGTCGCGATTGTTCGCCAGCTACCAGGGCGCGAACGCCGACGGATCGACAGGTTTCAAGAACGCGCTCGCCGTCGCGCGGCGTCTCGTCCATTGGGATAACGTCCCGCGCGACCAGCAGCCGACCTTCTACCTCATCGACCACGAGGAAACGGCGGTCAGGCAACAGATCCTCGGCGTGCGCACGATCCAGGCGATGGCGTGGGTCTATGCCGCGATCGACCTCACGGATCCGGCCGTCGTCGGTTCGATGATCCTGAATTCCTTTCTCGACAGCTTCGAGGCGGCGCTCGCGCCGTCGCCGGCCGAGCCCGGGCGCCAGACGCTCGGCGGCCTCGCCAGCGAGGTCTTCATCGAAGGCACGCTGCTCAAGGATCCCGGCGACCTCGAGGGCCAGGCGCTCCTCATGGTGCCGATCAAGCTACGCCTCCCCTAAGCAGGAGAATTCCGACATGCTGCCCATCTTCGGCCCGGGGTCGCTCTACCTGACCCGCACCGACATCGCCAACGCGACGCCGGTCAACATCGGCTACGCCCAGAGCTTCAGCTACAGCGAGCAGGGCGATTCGAAGGAACTTTTCGGCCAGAACCAGTATCCGATTGCGGTCGCCCGCGGCACCATCAAGGCGACCGGCAAGGCCAAGGCCGCTACGGTCTCGGCGATCGCTCTCAACGCCGCGTTCCACGGCGATTCCTTTGTCACCGGCCAGCTGCTCATGGTCGAGAAAGAAGCCGGCTCGGTGCCGGGGAGCTCGACCTACACCCTCACGGTCGCGAACTCCGCCCACTTCGACACTGATCTCGGCGTGATCTACGCCGCGACCGGCCTGCCGCTGCAGAAGGTCGCCTCGGGTCCCGCGGCTGGCCAATACTCGGTCTCGGCGGGCGTCTATACGTTCGCCGCCGGCGATGCCAGCGCCAACGTCCTGATGACCTATGCCTATACCAGCTCGAGCGGCGGCCAGACGCGCACGGTGACCAATAAGGCGCTTGGAACGATGCCGACCTTCCAGCTCGACTATTCGTCCAAGTACAACAACAAACCCTACTACGTCCGCTTCTTCAGCTGCGTCGCCACGCAGCTGCAGCATTCCCACGCGCTTACCGATTTCACGATGCCGGAACTGGACTTCTCGTTCTACCAGAACCCAGCCGGCAACGTGTACGAGGCGAGCTTCCCGGAGGTCTCTTAATCCATGGGCAAGACCGTGACCGTCACGCTCGACGGCGCCGATTACAATGTGCCGAAGCTGAACCTCGGCCAGCTCGAGCGCGCATCCGAGGCGCTCGTTCAGCAGCCCAAGGAACGGCTTCCTTTCGAGGTGCTGCGCATCGCGTTCGAACGCGTGGTGCCGGTCACCATCGTCAGTGATCTGGAACCCGACGCCGGCGAACTGCAGACGGCGGTCACACAGATCCTGGCGCTGAGCGGGCTTCGAAAGAAGGATCCTGTCCCCGATGGCACAAAGGTGCCGGACTCGGGGGAACCGCAGCCGGCCGCCGCGGGCTAGCCGAGGAGCTCGACGAGATTTTCGGTCTCCTGATGACCGACGGCGGATATACACCCGCCGCGATCCGCGAGATGACCCTCGACGAGGTGAACCGGCTTTTTGCCTTCTGGGAGCGGCGACCGCCGCTGCGCGTGCTCGTCGCCGCATTCGTCGGTGCGACGGATACCGCGCCTGCTGAGCCGCCACGGCCGACGCTCGAGGAGTTCGCGGCCGCCGCGCGCAAGGCAGGCGGCAAGATCGTGGGCGGTCGCAGCGACCGTTAGGCGCGTACTTTCGTCGCCGTCATTGGCTTTTAGTTCTTCCATCCGGTGACGACGCCATCCTCGATCATCACCCATTGCCGGTAGCGGCTCTTCCCGAAGGGACGATATTTCCATCGCTGCTTTGACTTCGATTTCAGCTGCTCGTGATCGATGGCGGACGGCCGGCCCAAGCAGTCTGTCAACTGCTCAATAGTCATGCCCTGCCAGATAGTCCGGCGCATGATCCGGTTGACGATGAGCTTGTCGTGATACTTTGAAAAGAGCCATCGCCGGCGCAGCGCGCGATAGGCAAACCACGCCAATATAAGAGAGGCGAGGACCCACACCGCGCTCATCCGACCGGCACCCAGCCGCCGCGAAGATAGTGCCTCTCCATCATCCGGTGCGCGAAGAACGGCACCACAAACCACGACAGCCCCGCCGTGCAGACGGCCAGTACCAGCGTGAGCAGGCAATAGCCCCACGCTCCTTTTACCGCAAAATAGAGAAACCCGAACAGCAGCGACCAGAGCCACGCGAAGCGTATCTGCTCCTCGTAGCCGTTCATCGGGTTTCGGAATCGAACCGGCGCCATCGCAACCGCGATCAGAGCGCGCCTCCGCCGATTTGTCGAGACCCCCGTCATGGCCGATGTTGTCATCCAGTTTGGTGCCGAGCTGGCCGGGATCAGCGCAGGCGTAAACGCGGTCAAGTCTCTCCTCGAAGGGCTGCAAGGCACCGTCGCCGAGGTCAGCGACAATTTCCGCGAGCTCGGCGATCTGGTCGGCGTATCGCTGACCTTCGAGGGTCTGAAGGCCTTCGTCGAAGGCATGTCGGAGCTCGGCGAACAGACCGAGCGCACGGCAGAAATCTTCGGCATCACCACCGAACAGGTCGGCCTGCTGAACTTTGCGGCCGAGCAGACGGGTGGATCTGGCGAGGCTCTCATTCGGACCCTCGAGACCTTGACACTTCGCCTGGCAGAAGCAGGCGGCAAGGCCTCGCCCGCGGCGGCCGCGATCCGGGCGCTCGGCCTCGACGCGCGGTCGCTCGCGAACGGAAATATCCTCGACGTCTTGGACACGCTGCGCGGGCGCTTTTCGGCGCTTCCCGACGGCGTGGAGAAAGCCGCGATCTCGATGGCGCTCGCCCGCAACGGAGCCGAGCAGCTCCTGCCGGTGCTGAACCTCAACAACGCGGCGTGGGCGCAGCTTAAGGAGACCTTCGAAACCACGGGCGCCAGCATGTCGGCCGCGACCGCGGCCGCCTTCGCCAACACCGCGCACGATCTCAATACGCTGAAGACGAGCTTTACGGGCGTCGGAGAGACGATCTTCGCCGCGTTCGAGCCGGCGATCGACACCGTCGTCGAGGGTCTCACCAAGCTGGTGCAGGGCATCAATGACGAGCTGCACCACAACGATCTGCTTTCCGTAGCCTTCAACGCGATCGTCTTCGCGGTGGATGCCGTCGTCGCCTCGGTACTGACGCTCGTCGCGGCCTTCGAGGTGCTGTACGAGGTCGCCAGCGGCGTGATCATTTCCATCAACAACGGATTGATCGGCCTCGCCAAAGGCGTCGTGGATGCCGTCGGGGGCAACTTCAAGAAGGCCGGCCAGGACCTTGCCGACACGTGGAAGCAGCTCGGCAGCGACGTCACCGATACCGGCGGCAAGATCGGCGGAGTCCTGAAAAGCTATACCGAGCTCGTCGAGCAGCTCTACGGCATCGGCGGCAAGTCGCCCCCTGCGGAAATCACGGTCGGCGGACATGGCGGCGGCGGTGGCGGCCTGAACTTCGACAACAGCGGCGTCCAGGCGGCGATAGCGTCCGAAGAGCAGTATGTCGCGGCCTGGAAGACCGGGATCGCGGCGACCGAGCGCGGCCTGCAGACGCTGGTCGCGATGCACAAGATTACCGCCCAGCAAGGCGTTGCCTTCGAAAAGGAGGCGATCGACCAACAGCTGGCAGACACGCTTGCCGCCTACCAGAAGGAACTGTCGATCGCGGGCCTCACGGCCGCGCAGCGTCAGCAGATCGAGAACAAGATAACGGCCGCCAAGCAGGAAGCCGCCGCGAAGCGCGAGCAGATCGACGAGCAGGAAGCGGAGCGCGAATACAACCTCTGGGACCAGGGCTTCAACAGCTTCTTCTCGATGATCAACCAGGCGACCCAGCAGGCATCGAGTTTCGGGGATGCCTTCCGCATCGTCGTCGACGACATGGTCAAGAACTTCATCGAGGGCCTCGAGAAGATGCTGGCCGAATGGATCGCCAAGACCGGCCTGATGCAATCGCTCGGCTTCATCGGCAACGTCATTGGCCTGGCGCTCGGCATTCCCTCCTTTGACGTCGGCGCGTGGAACCTGTCCAACGACATGGTCGCGCAGGTGCACAAGGGCGAAATGATCATCCCGGCTCAGGCCGCCGGCGCGCTGCGCAGTGCCATGACCGGGGCAGGGGCATCGGGCGGCGGTGGCGCGCGCTCGGCCGCGGGCTCGTCGTCGGGCGGTGGCGATACCCACATCCACATTCACACCATCGACGCCGCCGGCGTTAAGCAGTTCATCGCGCAAAATGCCGGCGCGCTCACCGATGCGGTGGGCAACCACCTTCGCAAAAATCTAGCCGCCGCGACAGCGGCGGCGCGTGAGGGGAAGAGCGCCAGCCATGAGTACGGTTCGCGACCAAACCAGGGCAGCGCTCGACGGTCTCAAGATCGTGGAGCGCTACGAGAGCGTGGTCAGCTACGTCTACAAGGCGATCGAGAATTGCCCGCGCCAGCATCGCGCCGCGCGGGACGTTCTGGTCGCGCAGTTGCTCGCGCCGGTCGGTGGCCTCTACCACGCGGCGAAATCGCGGCAGGTGTCGCGGCTCTACGCCGTCGACGCCGACTTCGCCACGCTCCGGATGCTGCTCCGCTTCGCGGCGTCACCCGGGATACGCATGATCACACCGCGCCAGCAGGAGCATGCGCTGGCGCTCCTTGCCGAGGCGGGCAGGATGCTGGGTGCCTGGATCGGCAAGCTCGGCAGCAACAAGAGCTCTGCGGCGGCGGCCGCCCCTCTTTTGATCAACGGTTCGGGGGCGGAAGCATCCGCCCCCGGCGGGTATGCGGGGTAGCGTCATGCCCCGGGCGTCCCTGTTCGGCGGCAACTGGTGGAACGACGACAACGCCGGCTCGCGCCAGGCGAACGTCGCCTACAACTGGCCGGACAACTCGAACGAGAACATCGGGGCCCGCGGCCGCTGTGACCATTTTTGCTTTCCCTGTCAGGCCTCCGGCCTTCCGCGCCTCTTGTATGGGTCGCGGCGCCACCTGCAGGGAGCGGCTCGGGGTCGACCACGGTCTCCCCGGCCGGCCACAGCTCCCGAGAGGAGCGCGATTACGATCGGTGGTCAGCCCGCATATCCGGCTTCGGCGAACACCCTTCAGGGTCCGGCAGAACAGGGCGTAGGCGTTGCGTTTTGTCGTAGCGTTCGAGACCTGCGGCCGGCGATCGCCGCGCACTTCTGTCCGTGGTGCACTGCCTCTCAGTGTCGCATCTGGGGCTGCTGGCTGCGGAAAGCGATCGCGTCATGACCAAGCGCGCGCGCAACCTCATCGGGGCGATCGCTGACCCGTCGAACCTCGCTCTGGCATATCGACTGACCGCGCGGGGAAAGAGGCTGAGCTCGGGCTACCTCGAGTTCAAGGAGTACGACGCGCTAAACCTCGCGCTGCTTGCCGACGAGCTGAAGCACGGCAGCTACCGGCCCGGGGCGCCTTCGATCTTCACTGTCTACGATCCCAAGCGGCGCACGATCGCCGCGCTCCCGTTCCGCGATCGCGTCGCCGAACAGGCGATCTGCCGCGTCATCGGCCCGACCTTCGACAGAGCGATGCTGCCGCGCGCCTTCGCCTGCCGGAAGGGAAAGGGCACCCACGCCGGAGTGCGCATGCTGCAGGCGGAACTCCGCCGGCTGGAGAGGGACGGCTCGCAAGAGGCGGCAAGCCCGGCCGGCGCGACGGGGAAGCCGGCAAGTGTCTGGTTCCTGAAGACGGACTTCGCCAGCTACTTCGCCTCGATCGAGCGAACGACGCTCTGGCGCCTGATCGACGCCAAGATTTCCTGCCGGGCGACGAGGCTCCTGCTCGAGCGGCTGATACCGCGCGACGGCATTGGCCTGCCGATCGGCAGCCTCACCTCTCAGATCTTCGCGAACTACTACGCCGGAGCCACCTTGGACCGGCACCTGCAGCAGGCGCTCGGCGAGCCTCACTGGTACCGCTATATGGACGACCTGGTCGTCCTTGGCCGCTCGCCGACACACCTCAGGGCGCTGAAGGAAGAGATCGAGCACTTCTCGCGCGAGCGCCTCGGCCTGCGTTTTTCGAAGTGGCTGATCGCGCCGTCGACGCGCGGGGTGAATTTCCTCGGCTACAGGATCTTCGCCGACCACAAGCTGCTCCGCCGCGACAGCGTTACCCGGGCGCGGCGCAAGATCGCCGCCTGGCGGCGCGCCGGCGACGTCGACCGTCTTGAGCGCTTCCTGCCCGCCTGGCTCGGCCACGCACGCTTCGCCGACGCCAACAACCTGCTCCGCTCGCTGGCGCTGGAGGACGGGTGAAGCCCCTCCCAAACATCAAACGCGGCCGCCTGACGGCCGATGAGATCGAGGTTCTGCGGACGCTCGCCGAACAGATGCGGTCGCCGACGCCAGGGAAGGTCGCGCGGATAATGAACCGGCATCCCGCGACCATTCAGTGGCAGATGATTTGTGCCGGTCTCATCCGCCGCGAACGGCACTACGGGCCTCGGCCGAGCTACCAGCGCCGCGGCCGCACGATTTTTCATTTCGACGCCGCCGAGGACCGCCGCCTCGAGGAGCTGCGCGTCGACGGGCTTTCGGTGGCGGCGATCGCCGAGAAGCTGAACGCTGAGTTCGGACGCAACCGCACCGGTCACTCCGTCGACGTGCGCCTGAAGATGCTCGCGGCCTATGCGGAGCCGGCCTGATGGTCGCCTACTCCTTCAAGGCCCGGTTTGCGCCCTCGATCGAGGACGGCTCGAAGCAGCACACGCTGCGCGGCCGCCGGCGCCGACACGCCAGGACCGGCGAGGAACTGCAGCTCTACACCGGCATGCGGACCGCGCACTGCCGGCTGATCATGCGGCGTACGTGCACAGATTTTCTCGGCGTGACGATCGACTTCAAACAGGCCGCCGTCATGCTCTATCGCGTGGTCGAGCACCTCGGCGAATGGGTGCGCGCCGGCGCCGGATATTTGCCCATGCAGCCGGAGCCGTTTGCGGTCAGCGACGGTTTCGAGAGCTTCGACGACATGGCGCGCTTCTGGCGCGATGAGAACGGCGTCGCGGGCGCCTGGGACGGTTTCCTGATCGGGTGGCGACGGCTGCCCCTCGGAGCCAGGCTATGAGCAAGCGGTTCCGCTTCGCAGACGACGATCCGATGTTGGCGACATTCCCCGCGATGTCGAGCGAGCAATTGGCGAGCCTGCGTGTCGACCTCGGCCGAGTTGCGCAGGTCAAGGCGTCCGAGCAGACGCTCGCCCACTCTCGCATCGCCCGCATCACCCAGATCCTTCGCAGCCGTACGCGCAGCCGGTGGGACGTCACCGATCACGCTGTCGTCCGCTACCTCGAACGGGTGAAGGGCATCGATCTGGATGCCATCCGCCAGGAGATCGCCTCGATCATCGACGGGGCGGCCGAACGCGTTCCCGTTAAGGGCGATGCGACAGGGCTGGTGGCGAACGGGTTGACGTTCGTGGTCACCGGCGACGGTCGCGTCGTTACCATACATCCGATCGCATTGAGTGATGGCGTCACAGGGGGCGTGGGAAAGTGATCGCCCAGCTCGCCTTTCCGCTCGATATCAAGCTCGGACCATTGCGGATGCCGGCCGAGCCGATCGTGCGCCAGGCAGAGATCGTCGGCGACTGCCGGCTCACGATGGTGCGTGCGTGGGGGTCCGGACCGCGCCTGGCGATCGCCGGCAAGAACCCGTCGCTGGCGGACGGCGATCGTGATGATCCTACGACGCTGCGCAACATTGCCTTCGCGCACCGCTGGGGCTTCGGCTCGCTGGTGCAGGTCAATGTCTATCCGTTCATCACCTCGAGGCCGCGTGAGCTCGAGCGCTGGCTTGGGGAGCGGAACGAAGGCTACGCGATCAGGCAGATCGGTAATTATCTTGCCGCGGGCAACGCGGTTCGCGGCACTGCGATGCGCCTGGCAATCTGGGGATCCGGCATCGTGCCGGCCGACCTCGAGCTCTTCCTCTCCGAAATCGACCGCATCGCCGGCAACGTGCCGTGGATGTGTCTCGCCGTCAACGACGATGGCTCGCCGCGGCACACGCTCGCCCGCGGCCGCATGCGCATTCCCGACAACGCGCGGCCGCAGCGGTGGTCGCCTCCATGAGCTCGCAGCTCGACCTGCCGCTGGATCCACGGCGGCCGGCGCCGAGCGCCGGCGAGCCGTCGCTAGAGGAGATCAGGCACGGCCTGAAGACCGCGGCGCGGGTCGTGTTGCTTTACGGCGATCGCTACATGCCGATCATCGATCGACTGGAGGCGGAGATCGCCAAACGGAACGCCGCGCTCTCGACGCGCGAACGGCTGCGCGCGATCGCCGAGGCGGCGGAGTAGGGACTTAAACGAGAGGAGAAACGAGCGATGAGGAAGCCAAAGATTCCTGATGCGAAGCGGAAGCTGAAGGCGTGGGGCGCCAGGCGCGCGGGCGCCGGCATCACGATCACGGGGGTCGATGTCGATACAAACGCCGCCGTAAGGGTGACGGGTATAGACCGCATCGAGGCGGGGCGGCCGGGCGCAGCAGCGATCGCGTTCGCGAAGAACGGCGATCGCTACGAACTGTTGCTCTAGTGGCGGGGGCGAGCGCACCGCTCCTCGACAGCAAGCCACGTCGGCCGCAGACCGCGGCCGACGTGCGTGCCGCAATGACGCGCCGGTACTGCGACCCGCAATGGGCGTTGCTCTTCGAGGTGCTGAACGCCACGGGCGCCGCGCACACTCGCTCAGCCGATGCCCTGGCGATGAGCCTATGGCCATCGCGCGGCCTCGACCTGCATGGCTTCGAGATCAAGGTCAGCAGGTACGACTGGCTCAAGGAAAAGGCGCACCCTGAGAAAGCCGAGCCGATCGCCTCGTATTGCGACTACTGGTGGCTGGTCACGACGCCCGGGGTCGTCGAACGCGCCGACGAGATACCGCGCACGTGGGGCTGGTTCGAATTCGACGGCGATCATTTCACCGAGCGGAAGGCTCCGGCGCGCCTCGAGGCGAAGGTGATGGACAGGAGGTTTCTGGCGGCTCTGCTCCGTCGCGCGGCGCGCACCGACGAGGCGCTGCTGGAGGCAGAGATCGGCCGCCGGGACGCGGGCCGCAAAGAGCAGTTCGATCAAGCCGTGGAGCGGGCAGTGGAGCGCCGCACTGCCGACGCGACCGCGATTCTGAAGGATGTCGAGGCGTTTGAAGCGGCGAGCGGCGTTAAGATCAGCATCGAGGGCATACGCGGCTTCACTTCGCAGGCCACGGATGTCGGCCGTGCCGTCAAGGCAATCCTCGCCGCCGGCATCGACAAAACCTATAGCGGGCTTTTCTATCAGGCTAACGCCCTCCGCGATGCCGCTGCGACGATCGAGACCGCGTTGCGCGAACACGGCTTCGAGCCTCGCGAAATGGCTAAAGGGCCAGCGGCATCTGGGCGTCGTCGTCGAGCGGCTCGGTCGCGATCGGAAGCGTGAGGTGCTGCCGACGCCTCCGCGCAGGTAATGCACGGCCGTTCGGCGCCTTGCTTATCTTGGACGTGCTCGCCCGGAGGCGAAACAGAGGACCTAAGACTTTTGGGGGCCGATCGTGGCACCCGTCGGTAGCTGAGATCGGCTTAAGCCTGCCGACTTCGGGCTGTCAAATGTCGAGCGGCATCTGGGCGGCGTCGTCGGGCTGCTCGGTCGCGGCCGGATTCGTGATGGCGATTTTCTCGAGCCAGTCCCGCTTCGTCGCGAGCGTGACCTCGCCGTAGCTCGGCCGGCCGAACTTGTGTCCCATCAGCTCGGCCTGGATTCGGTCGGGCACCGCGACCGCGTTGAGGCGCTCCTGGAAGAAGTGCCGGAACGAATAGAGGGTGTGCTTCTTGCTGGGCAGCAGGCCCCGTTCGCGCAGCGACCTGTTGACCAATGCCGAAAGGTAGGCCGCCTTATTGCGGTATCGCGGGAAGCCGGCCGGGAACGCAGCGATGGCCTGCAGGGACACGCCGACCAGCGGAATGTCCCGCGCGCGGAAGTCCGTCTTCAGCTCGCGATTCTGCTCGGGCCGCACCTGGATGTGGGGAACGGCCGCCTCGAGGTGGATATGCTCGGCGGTCAGCCCGCAGATCTCCGAAGGGCTCATGCCGGTCTCGACCATCGCCAGGACGATGCCCCGCGCCTGGTCGTTCAACCAGTTCAGGCCGGTGGGGTCGACTGCGATGCGCCGGGCCGCGGCGAGGTCGAAGGCGGCGCGCTTGCCGGCGTCGCGGCCCTTGATGACCAGTTTCTGGAAGACGTTCGGGAGTCCGATCTGCAGCTTTTCTTCGAGAACATCGAAGACCGAGGAGAGCTGTCCGAAGTTCTTGTTCGCGGAGTTGGAGTTGTACCCCTCATCGAGAATGCGCTGCTGCCAGAAGCCATGCAGCGCCAGTGCATCACTCCGGGTAATCTCAGACAGCGGCTTGTCGCCGACGAGAGCGATCAGGTTGCTGACCGCCAGGCGCCGCACGTTCTGCCAATGGCGCAGCTGCGGCGCCGATTTGCGGCGGACGATATCCCGGGTCAGCCGGAAGAACTCGTCCAGGCCTGTCGACAGCGTGAGCACCGGCGACCTGGCGCCGCCGAGGAGCGCCTCGGCCGCGGCCGCACCAGCAGGCGAGGGCGCATCGCGCGGCAGCGCCCGCAGCTGCTCGAGGCGGGCAAGGCGGCGAAGGATCTCGGTGAGCGGGGCGTCCGCCGCCAGCGCCGCCGCCGGGCGGTAATCGAACCCCTCGAGCCGGACGCGGTCGATCGCGGCGGCGTAGCGTGCCGTCGCGTCGTCGGACTGGCCGTTCTTCTTTGCCCGCCACAGAGCCTCGAGCTCCCGCTCGACCTCGGCCGCCTTCATCGCGGCGTGCTTGGCGTCTCCCGTCTTGAGCGAGATGTCGACAAACTGGCGCGAATCGATGTTCCGGAACCCGGCCGGGACGCGTCGGTAATAATAGGCCGTGCCGTTACGCCACTTGATGCGGTCTGGAACTCGCTTCGGCAC